AAGAACCGCATTAACTGCGCTCTTGAAGGCTCCTCCTACTGCGCTACCGACCATTTGACCAGCATTCACGAAGATGTTCTTAACCGTGGTCCAAACACCGCTGAAGAAGCTTCCAATCGTGCTGAATGCGTTCTTAACCGCTTCAAATGCAGTCTTGAAAATATTTCCGAACCACGTAGCAACGTTAGCAAGCGCAGTCGTCACATCGTTCCAGCGTTCACCAAACCAAGTGCCGATTGAAGAGAATACATTCGTTAGAGCGTTCCAAGCTTTCTGGAACATATCGCCAAACCATTTAGCTACGTCGGCTAGAACGGTTGTGATGTCGTTCCAGCGTTCTGAGAACCATTCGCCAATCGGTGTGAAGATAGCCACGATACCATCCCAAATTGCTTGGAAGATTGCTACAATCGTGTCCCAGATAACTTTTAAAACAGCTACTGTTAAATCTAGCAAAGCTGTGAGAAGCGTTGATAGGATGTTCATGATAGCATCGCCTGTTTCGGTGAAACCATCAAAAATCTTACTCATATCACTCGTAAGAATACCAGTGATGATATCAAACACACCCTTAAGGAAGTCCGCTATGCCCCCAAGTATATCAGCGACTGTATTGAATAATACACGGAAGACTTCTCCGATATATTCAAGAGTTGGAGCCAGAACTCTTGTTAATTGCTCGACGATAAAACCAATCACAGGACCTACATAAGCGTTAATGACTTGTGACATTTCTTGGAAGCTAGCGACCATGTCCAAAATCTTTTGAACAAATGGTGAAATGTGCTTACCGATTGTATCTGAGAAACCTTGACCGATTTTCTGGATTACTGGTTGAATATGATTGTTCCAGCCTTTTACAAATACGCTAACAAAACCAGATATGGCCTTAGTTGATGACTCAATCGATGGACGAATGTAATTATCATACACACGACTGATTGAGTCTGACAGGTCATTGATTGCTTTTTCCGCACTCTCGAAAACAGGAGCAATGGCAGATAGGGCATTTGAAAAAACCTCAGCAATACCAGGCATATTGTCTGTAACAATCTGTTCAATACCTTTTAGCAGGTCACCGCCGAGTTTGAAGCTGATTTCTCTAATACTTGAATCGATAGCAAAAAATGAAGATACAAGCGCACTTCCAATACGAATAGCACCGGTCGATGTTATGACGTCATAGAAACCATCTGCGAATGCCTGAGCAATATTTCCGGCTGATGCAAAGATATTGCCCGTATTCTCAAACTGAGCTACTAGAGAGCGAATAATACGCTCTTTTTGGCGTCCTAGACCGTTTGCTATGCTTTCGGAAAGAAAGACACCAATACCAACTCCGACCGTTCCGATAGAGCCTGCAATCTGCCCTAGCGCATAAGCGATTTTCTCTGTCATGCCATTGAAGGCATTGACTACTCGTGGGTCAGTAGCGATTTCTTCAAGCGTCTTCTTAATTCGACCAATAGCACTTGTGATACGTTCGAGACCTTCAGCTCTGAATGCAGCAGAGAACCCTTTGCTAAATAGGTCAGATAGACCTTTCAGTTTATCTCCAAGGCCGTCAAAAATGCTCTTGAACTGGTTGTCCATGTCGGCGAGTGCAACTTCTGGCAAGATGTCTTTAAAAGGTCCGCTTCCGCCTTTACCTTTCTTACCTTTGCCTTTACCACCGCCACCAGAACCGCCAGAGCCTCCGTCGTCTGAATCGTCCTTCTTGTTTAATATCGTGATTTCATCAAATCCAGCTAAGCCAAGCAATTCTTTGACTGCTTTTTTAGCATTTTTGGCAGAATCTCCGAGATTGTCAGCTAGACCGCCTGAAGCATCGTCAGCGTCACCCATAGCATCTGCGAGGTCGCCTGCGCCACCTGCTGCATCTTGTAAAGCTCCGTTCATATCGCCGACTGCGCCGGCCACACCGTCTTTTACCGTCGCTTTCTTATTGAACATCAATGCGATAAACTCAGCGAGTTTAGCAGTCACATTCTTCAAGACCATAGCAAACGAGTTCAAGACTGGCATAATCGCATTGATAATCGGCAAGAATGCGTTACCTACGTTCAAGGCAGCATCCTTGAGTAATGATTTAAACAAGCTAATACGCCCATTGACCGACTGAGACAAGGTCGTGCCATACTTAGCAGTCGCTTGCTCCAGGATAGCCATTAGACGAATTTGTTGTTGAGTCTGATAGTCGAGCTGGTCCCAACTTTGGCCATTTGCAAAGCGTTTAAACGCTTCTGTGGATTGAATCATGGCCACATTTACGTTAATTCCTAAGTCCTCAATTGCTTCGGTATTACCAAGCAAACCAGAGCGAATCCGCTCCATAACGTCTGTAATGCTACGACCTGAACCCTCTGCTACAACTGCAGATGTCTGTAACATCTTAGCAGTGTAGGCGCTCAGCTTGTTAGAATCCTTGATAAAGCCAGAAAATAGGTTTGAATACACCGCCCCGTATTTCGTCGCTTCACCAACGCCCATGTTCATAGCGTTTGCGTTGTCATTTACCCATTTTAAGAATGTCTGTGAGCTCTCGCCCATTTGACGTTTGATTTGGTTAATTGATGCTGTGACTTCAAGAGCCATCTGCGTTGAGTACATGCCGACGTCAAGCAACTTCTTGCCAAGATAAGCAAAACCTGCGAATTTGGCTAATTTACCAAAAACGCCTAGCATGGAGCCAGACTGCGCCTTGATTTTGTCGGTTGATGATTGTACTTTATTAGATGCATCTTTGACCTTGTTCTCGACTTCTTTCATCTTGTTCTTGAAAGGTGCGATTTCAGCGTCAATCATAACCTTGAGCTCGTCAAGAGTAACTCCCATCTATTCTCCTTTCATTTTCAATTTTCGATTGTGACTTTCGGCAAACATGCGCATGCGTTCCTTATGCAATTTCAATTCTTGATCCAATCTCGCTTGTTCGACCTGCTCTCTTTCTTTCTCAAAAAGTTCAGGAGCATAATCCCATACTTCAAGTGGTTTGGCATCTTTTGAAAGCAACAAAGATACATTATTTGCTATCATCTGCGAAAGTCTGTAAGATTCAATGATTTTTTCTTTTTGCTTTTGGATCATGACACGATTATAGCTTTCAATCATGTCTCTGATTTCAAGTACCGTTAAATCCCAAAAATCGAGAGGCTTGCCCCCGATATCTAAAAACATCGGGTATAACCTCTCGACCATTTCTTTTACTGATGTAACCGTAGTCTCTTCTAATCGACTACTTCCATTTTGGCTTTTGATTTCTTGGGAGCTTTCTTCTTGTTTTTCTCCTCCCGTGGCATAAAACCCGACACTTGAAGCATCGGTAAGATAACATCTGCCATAAATGCTGCTTGATCCCCACCGTTATCGACGTAGTCATCGTATAGGTCAGATACATTTTCAAATGAGAGTCCATGCTCGAATTTTTGAAGTGCTCCATGGGTCAACAACAACATGACTTTCAGTGGTGGCAAAGCAAAGGCTTCACCTTCAGCGGGCATGAATACCTTGAGCAAGTTCGCTCCGATTTTTTCTTCAACTTTGGTCGCTTGTAAAGATGTGAGGCGGAGTTTCAACTCCTTATCCTCACTAACTTTCCAAATTGCGTATGGTAGAGCCATCTATTAACCTCCAATTCCATCAACGAATGTCAATTCAGACTGTAATGCAATCTTGAGCGTGAATTCGATAACAGAGTTCACTCCGCCACCGCCCAATTTAACGGACACTTGACCTTCAAAAGTAACCTTGGTATTGTCTGGGTAGGTTTGTTCAAAGTAGAGTTTTGTCTTGTTGTCTGCTGCGTTACGTAAAACACGATAAGGAGAGGTTGCGGTTGTGTTGTCATAAGCGAACTTGTACTCAAGTTCCCCGGCGTCACCAATACCAAATTCATATTTTTTAACCTTATCTTCCAAGGTAGTGTTTTCAACTTTTTCAGGTTCAATACCGAATTCAGGTACTTCTTTAAGTCCTGCAAGTTTTGTGTAAGTTCCTTTAGCTGTTCCATAAGAAAGCGTAATTCCGTTTGCTAACATGTATTAATTCTCCATTCTGTATTGATAAACCAATTGTGAATTAAGGTCAACGATTCCTTCGAAGCGCATCAACTTGTGACGCAAATGCGACGGATCAGGCACGTCCTGACAATCAGTTCTTCGCAATCCTAAAGATGCAAAGATTTCATTGATTTTGACCGCTAAATCGCTTGTGCTATCTTTGTCAAAGATATCCACCTTATAGCGGATATGCGACTTCTTCTCTTGGTCATCGTACCAATCACCCGGTTTATTTTGTTCTTCCAAAAAAATGACGACTGGGACATTCTCCCAATCGTCTGGATAAGTATCGGTCACATTATCTGCGACCTTTTGCAATTCTTTGTAAAT